CACGTTCATTTTATGTTTGTTAATCTTACCCACCGCATGGGATGTCAACGACTCAATTATCTGTTTTCTCATTCTCTACAACCTCTGGTTCATCTGTATTCATAGTGCGATAGTATATCACAACTTCCTTCAGTTGATTTATATATCGTTTTATTTCCTGCATGTTATATGCCATCAACTCATAATCACCTACCGACATTGCAACAAAGACTAATTGTCCTTCGTGTCGTTTCGCAATATCTTCTAGAAAAGTGTCAATGTTCTTGTCACTGACCACATACCACCGAGGATCTTTGAGGTCAATCTGTCTAGGCATTGGGGGATGGATAATAGGAACCTTTATCTCTACCGTCTTAATCTCTACTGGTATAGGTTCTGGTACTTTACCCCAGTTACCTAGTGTTGTACAACCACTACTTATCAGTGTTATCAATAACAGCAGTGTCGTTTTCGATACTGTCGAATACATCTTTAGTTCCTCGGTTGATTCTTGTTTCTATCAGAGTCGGTTTTGCAGCTGCAAGTCGTGATAGGTTATGTCGTGCAAAGATTGCAAGGTATCGTTTAGACTCTGCCTCAATCTCTGCATTACGAGAGGACATCGCATTCAATGCTTCGGAAGTCTTCTGTAGGTTATTCTGTAACGCTTCTATCGTCTTTACTTGTTCTTGTTCACGTAACTCTTGTGCCGCAAGAAGTACCTGTTGTTGTACAACTTGACCCAACAAAGGTTTGTGTATGAACTGATAGAATCCTGCAAACGTGATACCCATACAAAGTATCACTCCTAATAATATTTTACTGAACATCGTGCCACGCCTTCTTTATATACGGTAAGTATTCCAATTCGTGTGGTTTTGGTTTACCACCACAATCCACAATCTTACAACCACTTGGAATATATTTAGGGAATATCCAATTACCCAAAACCTTACTACCAAGATGAAACTTCAGGTTGAGTTTGAGGTTTTGATTGAACTCTTCGTCCATATAGTAGATCTCAGAGTAACCGCCTGGTTTCCATTCTTCGAGTAGACGACCTGTCCATACTTGGTCACCCCCATCATAGTCAAACAGTCTCCAACTATCCAAGTTGAACAACTCCCAAACTTCCTGCATCTTACCACTTTTCAGAACCATCATCGAAGAACTGAACTTGTTATTTTTCCAACCAATAGCATCGGATACACATGCGACCTTAACAACTTCACTCTCTAGGGCAAGGATTGCCTCTCGTATCTCGTCATCAAAGTTCTTTATCAATACAGTGTCAATATCAAGATAGACAGCATATCCATCATAGAATGAATCATATGCTTTCATCTTATTCCACCAACCTTTACCTGCACCAAAAGGTGGTTCGATGGTATTTGCGATATCCGAAATCTCATCTGGTCGGTCGGTGATGCACCACGCCTCCACTTTGTAACCACTCAACTCTTTGAATCGAGTGATCAACTTACGTGCGTATACCATTGGGTATTGATCTGTACATACAGTAATTAAGTTAATCATGCGTCTACCAAGTGTATCCCTTTTCCATAGTTGTGTTTTGCTAAACAACCCTGTTGATTCTGAATAGTACTGAAAGAATCATCGACCACTACAGGCCATGGGTAATACTCTTCTAACCAAGGGAAGTTCATTATATTAAGATAGATGTCTGTGGGTCGAGAATAGTCAGAGACCTTTTCTAGAAACTCTTCTGCACCAGAAGGTCTGACAATATAAGAGTGTGCACCCTTAAAGTAATCTGCCTGTACTAACGGAGACGTACCTAGTGTCATCGGTGTCTTAAACTTACCGTAACTAGGTTGTCCAATTGTCACACACTTATGGAATCCAAACAATACCGGAACACGACCAGTGAATATTGCATCGTGTTCTAATATCATCACATCTTGTTTGGTCTCGACTGAATACTTCCATAGTGACATATGTGAAAGGAAACACGCAAGTGCATTCTCGGTCTTGGAATAACCGCCCTGAAACATATGAACCTGAAGACCCGCATCCTTGACCATAGACTCGAAGTCTGGATGTCTAGGTGTTACTGCATACCACTTCTCAACTTTGATACCGTATCGTTTGGCACTTGCAATACACCTATCCGCAGCTTGTTGGGATAGGTGATTGTCTTCAATCGTAATAACGAAAGACTTCACTTATCCGTCCACTTTCAACCGGATAAATTCGTACTTAATAATCGCCATCTTCTTACCATCAATCTCTACTGGCATTGCTTCTGACCAATTACAATATACCTTATCACCTGCTGCAATCTCTTTCTTATTTGCAACTTCTAGTCCCATCGCAACAACACGAGCAGGTTTATTACCTGTCGTAATATCTGCGGAAAGAATCAGTCCACCGGCAGTAGTTGTTTCTTTTGCATCATCTTCTGTCAATAAAACATTATCGTGTAAAACTTTCATTCAAATCACCTTGTTGTTGTAGATACAGTTCCCTGCACCTTAGTATAATATGGATACACCACTCGTATCCAAGGAAATAATTCACGACACATATACGCATCGTTGGGCCACATTCCATATTCCTTGACCTTCTCAAGTAACATAGATGCGCCATCTGGTTCTATATAGTATGCACTGTTACCTGCAATACCTTGGGGAGACATCTCGCCCGGATCGTTAATACGTGGTGCGGGTTGGACATCTGGTGTAGAAGCAACGATCTGGTGAAACAATCCTGCTCGTCTTGTCGCACCTCTAGGATCATTCAACCCAACCAGTTTATATCCTTCCACGTCACTGACATCAAACTTTCGAGTCATGAGGGCATCCGATTCAAATATAATTATAGGTTCGTTGATAGTCAGACATAGATCCCATAGACGCATATGACTGATCGAACATGCCTCTTTTTTCTCTTGATTCGATGCGAGATACGCAGTCTTCATTATACCAGTCCGCAAATCCATGTGGTTTTCCGAAGGATCTTTGGGCCAGTTCCATCTATAGTTAGAAGTATTGAAAGACGTGAACTCTCGTTCTAGGTGAGACTGTATCGTCTTCGGTACAGTTCCCTCGAAGATGTTCAGATCGATATCACTTTCGGTCTTGACGATACTCTCAGACAACCTCTCAACTGACTTCTCTTGTCCATCAATTCTTATCACATATGCTTTAATCATTTTCTTTTACACACCACTACTCTACTTGAACCATGTTTAGCTGTCACGGTGAAGGCGACAACCTCTTCGAATCCTAAGTCATCTATAATCCCCAGAAACTCACCTTTACTTATCTGTAGGGGATCCATGCGAGATGAAACATTGTTGTCCCCAACCATCAACTCCACACAAAGAATACCTTCCTCGGTCAGTTGATCTGTCCATGTCTTCAAACACTTTTCTGGATAGTAAGAATGATCGAATGAGTTAGAGTACAATATATCAAACTTACCAACCCACTCTTCCTTTCTTTCATGAAAATCCCACTCAAACATATTAGAAAATTCATTCGCTGTCGGAGATATGTCGGTTCCTGTCACAGTCGCATCAGGGAAATACTTAATAAACCATTCAACTTCTCTACCATTACGTGCACCGTGACACAATATATTCTTACTGTTGGGGTACATCTCGCACACCTTTTCAACAGTACTTTCACTACACCAGACAGCGTGTAACTTTTGTTTGTTCGCTGCTATCTGTAGTTTTCGATACTCTTCGTAATTTTCATAATCATACAACTTCATATCTTCTTCATCAACTCTTCTACGTTCTCACCTTGATTTGGTAACAAGTCTTTTAGAAAGAAGTGTACAAAGTGACAATCTTCAATCTTAGTGTTTGCACCATATAAACCATTCCACACATGACTCATCTTCTTGGTGGGTACATCATACTTCTTAATAAAGTAGTTGAGTAAAGTCTGGTCAGTTGACCACTTCCATGGCCCCAATCCATCAACAAAGTCCTTGAACTCCATACGAGTAATAAACTGTTTTGCGGTCTGACCATTCAAGTATGGTTTGAAGTTCTTACAGTTTAACACAATCATACCCATGTTGGCAAACTCATATCCAAGTGAGTTGGGAAAGAAATTTGCTACGTTGTAGTTTTGCAATTGTTCGTACTGCATACGAGAGTAGTTTTGAATCTTCTGTTTGTACTTGTCGGTGATAGGCATCTCACGTTCAATCACTGCACCGAATGCATCCTCTGTACCAAAGTCTTCGAAGATGTTTGGTGCGTCTGGTCGAATGTAGATGTCTGCATCAATGATTGCAATCTGGTCATACTCATCAAGTAAGTCAAATGCATTCTCTTTCTCATAGATAGGTAGAAACCCACCATGTTTCTGCCAACTCTCGGTACTACGGTTACTTGTGAAAGGGTCTGGTTTGACCTTGAGGATAGGTGTACGTTGAATACGATGTTCGACACCATGACGGGTTGCGTACTCTGCAACACTTTCGATACATTTCGCATACAACTTAGAATCTATCTGTTTTCCCAGACAAACCTGATATATCAGTCTTTTCACAACTCATCCTCATATGCCAACATGGACACAATGGATGACCTTATAATGGCTTCGATTCGTTCATTGAGAGTATCATAGAATATGAACATCTCAGAATCTTTGCGTTTATTATAGTCGTCCATTGGGTACCCAGTCAAGGTGAGTTCTGCGCCAGTACGATAGTGTTTGAATGTTATGTTATACATTGTCTAACTCTTGTTATGTTTGGTCGTAAATCCGACAGAATAATCTTTTATATGTGAACACTTGTCATAATGAAAGTATCCATGCGCCTTACACACTTCCCAGATCCAACCATCAGAGTTGACTCTAATACGATCCTCGCTTATTCTTATTAACACCTTTGCAACATCTGGTGTTATATAATATGCACCACCCGCAAGAGATGTACGTCTCTCCTTGTGTATGTCTGGAGGATCATGAGCCAAACACGCCATAGGTTTAGTGTATATTGAAGGTTGAATATTCATAACCAATTCAATATCATGTTCACACACTATCATAGGAGTGTCAGTATCAATACATTTTTTCCAAAGATAGTAATGACCGTACCACACACACTTTTCAGAGACAGTGAACATTACACCATCCGGAGTGCTTTTACTATGTTTGTTCCCAAAGAGCAAATCAAAATGATCTTTGTAAGTCTCGGGTGTAACACCTTCGAAAAAATTAACATCGAACCCAGCTTTCAACCAAGAAGGTAATGCAAGTTTTCTATAGTAATCGGAGATGGGATTCCCACTCATCACGATCATCCATACCGGTGGTTTAGAGTCATTCAAACTAAACGTTCCTATAATCATTAAGATCGAAAGAAGTTCCAATCATTTTCATTTCTGATCTTGAGTTATTAGTATACACCAATGTCTCCGGAGTGTCAAGTAGAAAATCACAATCTCTACAATAATCCGTGTATTCTCCAGTTCTATGAGACTCGCGTAGTGCAGAGTACTCTTCACCTCGAATAATTTCTTCTATCGTATTGACGGATGTATGTCCGAGAACTGCTTCTTCATCCCGACCAAGTACTTGACAGCACGGATGAACTGCACCCCGATGACCATCCACCCCACCAGCACGGATAACAACGTCAGGAGAAAAAGGACGACCACAAGTTTTGACATTACCAGTTCTAGCATTTGTTTCACCTATATCATATGCACCAGACCAGTTGTGCATTTTCCAGATCTCGGTCTTACAACCAAGTTCTTCTACTAAGGCCTTGTACTGTTCTAGTTCTTGTTCAATATTATTATTGTCTGTAATCAGGTGGTATGTCTCCACAACACAATCCGACCCAGACTCCTTTACATAATCCATCATTTCTTTTACATGTTTCTTGATCAACTCATAATTACTACCCCGAGTGTTATTCATCCACTCTTGATACTTCTCTGGTGTAGAACCAACAAAAGAGAATCGGAAGAAGTCCAATCCTGCGTCCACACAGTCCTTCATGAATTGACCATGCATACGAAAACCATTAGAGAAGATGACTGCTTTTGCATCATACCTCTTAACGATTTTTATATATTCTGGTAGGTTACGATTCATGGTTGCTTCACCCGAACCATCTAGGTTGACAACATTCAGTCCATGTCGTGCACAGTCTTGAACATTATCTTCGAACTCGATCAGTGACATCTTGGTTAAGAAACCTTTGTGTCTACCTCCGGTACGTTTATCTTGAGGACACATTGTGCAATCAAAATTACAGCCGCCCTGTACTTCAATTACCGCTCTGTCTATGTTTATTTCTTTCACTGAAAAATCCTCTCGCTTTAGTTTCATGTTCTATTGCTTTTCTCTTGGTGTTACCTAACATCTCAGGGATATTATTCACCCACCAAAATATATTCATTTCTTCATTTTCATCGTGTGTAGTTCGTACACAATGAGGCGTATGATAACGTGTTATACCCTCATTACTTATAACTATCGTAGGTCTATATAAGTTACGAGCAATGTAATGCCACATACCATCATAACATATGACTTGACGACACGTAGAGATATGATAGAGTGCTTCCGAAACAGGAGTTCTATAGGTCAATTCTGTTATATGTAATCCCGCCGCAACCAACTGATTTATTATAACATCCCATTTGTCATTTGTCAACTGTCTTTTCCATGTTTTTGGAGTTTCTGCATTAAACAGCGGTCTCCATATAACAATCTTATTATTGTCAACTTTTCGGAATGCATCCTTCCGGAATATCCAATCACTGTTGGGAATATCTCCTCCTACCTCATCCGAATACTTTCCACTCTGAAACCAAAACCTATTCTTCTTGGGTCGGTTTATGGCCATGACTCTGAGACTACCATCGTCCTCTCTGGTAACATCATCGTTATATCTCCAATCACTGTAACGTGTCCGTTCATTATACACGTGTATGACCGTCACATCATCCTTTCTATGATAGAAGTTATGGATGTACTCTAGTCTCTCTATGATTGTTTCTGGATCTTCGAAGTGGTGTAGATGGTCTTCTTCATGTTCCCAATGAAACTCTAAAGTAACTTTCTTGTTTTCTTTGTAAGAAAAGTTATGGGCACAATTAAGTGCCCACATGAAATCACCAACTCCTGGCGTACCTCGCCAAGTAATAAGTTCCATTACTTATTCTTGTTACCGACTGCTTCCTTCGCATAGAACGCTGCAACAATCGCGGCAACAGATACAAAGTAAGTAGGTGCCATAGAACCTAACGTATTTGCTGCTTGGTCTAATCCTATCAAGGATGCCAGTACTACAGCGAAGGGATAAAGTAACATTCCGCCAAGTGCAAACCATGCCATGTTACGTTGTGCATCACGCATTGCATCTGCGTCTTCAAGTTCCTTTCGTTTGAACTCTAAGTGCATCTGTAGTTCTTGTTCGGTAATGTGACCATCACCGTCCGCATCAGCTCCCGCTAAAAACCCATCACTGTCTGCGGTAAGTTGTACCTTCTTTTTTTCTTCTGACATTTTATTCTCCTAGTTTAATGTTCGTGTAATTCACTACCATGTATGTCCCAATTAAAACCGATAACAAGTTTCTTACTATCGGTTATCATAGGACTTCTGTGGGGTAACATCGAAGGGAATACTACAAGATCCCCTTCTTCCAAATCTATTGGTGTTCCTAATAATTGTGTTCCGTTTTCCGGATCTTCTAATACTACTTGAAGGACACCGGACATGTTCGCACCTTCATGGGTGTGCCAGTTGAAGTCTGCACCATGTTCACTATATTCTGCAAACCACATATTACCTATGCGTATGTCGGTACACTTCCAACTAGACATGTAGTCCTCTAGACTTGACCGCACAGCATTCTCGAATACTTCCCAATACAAAGGTTTTGCATCAACCTTGTAATCAGAATGAGACATGTTAGCATATTCACATACGTTGTTATCTTTTATCATTTCGATAGCAAGTAATATCTTGTCCTGAACACTTTCCCAATCATCAATTTTATATTTGCGTATATACTGCATTAGAATACTTTCACTCCGTACTTCTGTTCCCACAATTCTGCGTCATGTTCATCGTTGACCATAGGTCTTCCGCGAATGTTCAATGAGGTATTTAGTAACATCGGAACTCCGGTTCTTCGGTGATACTCTTCGATGATCTTACGGAATATAGACGGACAATCTTTCTTGACTATTTGTACACGTGCGGTACCGTCTACATGAGTGACTGACGTATAAGGATGTTTTGCTATAGAGGTGTATTGCATGTACTCATTCATTGGGCCCGAGAAGTATTCTTCTGCATACTCTTCTAGTATTGCGGGTGCGAATGGACGATACTTCTGTCTACGTTTGATTGTGTTGACCGTATCCTTTACGTCAAACCTCACATCCGCGATCAAAGACCTGTTACCCAGTGCACGTGGGCCAAACTCCGCTTTACCGTTCGCCAGACCACACACATGATGTTCTAAGAGGTGATCGACCACTTCCTGTACATTGACCTCCCTATCTATGTTGTAACCAGAATATGGAGACCAAATCAGTTGATCCTTCCCAGTTTCCTTTGCCCATGTCATTGCAGCAGTACCGAGACTCGAACCAGAGTCAGTTGGTGCAACTGCGATATGTACTTGACCCTCAAACAGTTCGTGTATCATTGAATTGGTAACAACATTCTGTGCACAACCACCAGAGTACACTAACTTGTTTCCGTGTTGTTTTGCAATATGCATGATCTGCATAATACCATACTCTGCAAACTTTTGAATACCGGCTGCGAAATCTTTATCTCCGTACTGTCCCAAGAAGTCGATTAGTTTATTTCGCATCTTACCAAATCCTACGAAACTCTTACTCTTAGGATTATCCATTAGTTCGGATGTACCAATCTCTGGTGCAAGGTCTGGTGTCTCTTCCCACCAATCGATTAACCATTGTACCATGTCTGGAGGTGCAGTACCGTATGAAGACAGTCCCATGACGACATACTCGTCCTCAAGTGGACGTAAACCCAACGTTTTTGTTGCACTCGTGTAGACTAGTCCAATAGACTTGGGGTAATGCCATTCTTTGATTAGGTTGAAGTTGTGGTCGTAGATGACCGCAGTTTGATATTCGCCTGCACCATCGATAGACACCATAACAGTATCTTCTTTGTCTTTCCAAGGGCGGGTGTAGAATGCGGTTGCGCAATGTGATATGTGATGTTCGTGGAAGTTGTCATAGACAAGACTTTCACCGATTGGTATTTCTTCGTGTGTAGAAATATCTCTTTGGAGTGTTCTGCCCTTTAAACCTCGATAAGTATCTCGGTATTTTTCTCGAAGTGCATAGTCTTCATAGAATGATACATGATCGTTGTCGTTAACATATTCCCAGAGACTTTCGGGAATGATAGGGTCGTTCTTCCTCTTAGAAAAACGTTCGGCCTGTGAAGCGAACTCCACAGTACCGTCCTTGTTTATAATTGATAGTGCTGCATCGTGATAATACTCACTGAAACCAACGTAACGCATAAATATACCTCATAGATTGTATGAGGATATTTAGTCACATTTTAACCAACCAGTTTTTCGTAGATCTCTTTCCAGTTCTTCACGCAAGGGATAGTTGGGTGGTTCATGTTGAAACCATGTTCCATCAACACACTCTCTAGACCAAGTTCAACACCCAGTTCGGCATTCTCAGTCTTATCTTCTACCCACAGACATTCGGTGTCACGGTAAGGTTCTAAGGCTTCGTCTTTGTCATCACCACAACCAAGGATAACGAACTTCTCGAACAAAGTCTCACCGAACAACTTCTGAAGATTTAGGATACGCAACTTCTGCGCATTAGGATTGTCACTCAGACTAGTAATCGCATGGAACACATAACCATGTTCTTCGTGCAACTTCTTCATGTAATGCATTGCATCACGTAGTGGGGGAAGGAACCCGACATGGGCACTCTCGTTAAACATACGGACTAACATCTTACCTGTCGCCTTGTCAATACCATAGGCTTCACTGACATCATAGACTAGGTTTGTTGGGTCAGCTAACTTGTGACCGTGTTCGTTCATCCAGATATCGAATGCGTAGAACCAGTTAAGAACTACACCATCGATGTCTGTCAATATTACATTTTCTTTATTCACTTTACTTCCTTACTTTCTAAATAATCAATAGTTTCGATAAATTCTTCAAGAACTTCGGGATATCTCACACCTAGAGTTCTCATCATAGATTCTAGGTAACCGATTGTATAATTTGGATTATCGTTATCCTTACGAATCAGTTCAATCATCTTTACAACAATGGCACCAGTTTCTACATAATTCATAATAAACACCTCTCTCTCTCAATTAGGTACCCATTATCTCATAGTTAAAACAAGATGTCAACACTTATTTACATTTGTTTTGGTGATAGTCGGAATTTGTTTGAGTGATAGTGGTCTAGCATGAGGATCTTCCATCCTCCGCCAGTATAGTGACAGAACTTCGCCTTCTCGAAGAACTCTTCTTCTGTGGCGTAGTGGGGGGAATCATTCCATGTCTGGTCTATGGTGACCAGATCGAAGTCGTGTTGCATCAACTGACCAGAGATGTATGGTTGATCATTCATTACAGACATATGGAATTCGGGTTTAGCGTAGAACCATTCTTTCCAAGGCATAAACAACTCACGTGCACGTAGACGTGCCTCGCGTGTCCATACAACCACACCGGTATTCAGTATGGTAATTTTGGATGGTCGGCTAGGTGGCATAGAAGGCACGACCGGAATGCCGTGCATCTGGAACTTGTTTACAAAGTCGAGATAGGTACTTTGTTTATAATCCCAAGAGTTATATCCACCACCATCAGCGGTGACGATATCACTCTCAAGTACACCGAAAACATCTCCGTCTTCACATATGTCGAAGATGTTTTCATCGGTGTTTACTACTATGTCGGTATCGGCAAAGAGTACCTTGTCGTACTTGTCGAACATCGGGTCGTAGATTACACGCAAACATTCAAATAGTATTGCAGTAGAATGGTCGTCTTTACAATACACCGCTTCATCGGAATAGTGATAATCCGCATCTACGTGATCTGCGTACTGTAAGAATGAATTGCGAGATATATCCGCACACTCTCGATACACTTGACTTCTCTTTCTACCTTCGATATCACCACGTTCATCAACCTTGTCGTTGACGATCATGTATTGAAAAATCGCGTTTCTCATTATCTCTCACTTTTCGTGTATCAGAGTTCCCATTCAAGGTCATCTGTTTATGTTTATTACGTTTCTTGTTTCTACTATCGTGACGACTGTACTTGGCCATACTAATTACTTATACGTTCTCTAAGGTTACCATTAGTCTTTCTGCACGGTTTGTAACCTGTCGATGCCAGAGACTATCACGTCCCTCTACACCTGCACGTTTCCAATCACCTTCTGCAATTGCACCATTGAAGTTCTTGAACTTACTCAAACGAGTACGTCCCATATTGAACATCATATTAACAAGTACACCTTGTACTTCGTCTGGTAAGTCGTCAAAAGACCCTTGTCCGTATAAAGCGTGACACTCTGATATTGCTGTATTGAGGTCGTTGTCAAAACACTCTGCGACTCTTTCTTCGCTGATTGAGGTTCCGACTGGTTGTCCATGTTCTGGATCGGTTTCGAGTACGAGATGGCCGACACCAAAGGTTGGATAGCCAAGGTGGTCGTTATAGATTTCATACTTGACTCCTTCGTCCACTTTTAATGTTTCGAATACTTCTTGTCTGTTCATTTCTTTTCCTCTATTAGTTCTTTAGTCATTATATAGTCTCGCACGAAGTCCGAACGTACTATATCTGCCCATGTAAATTCTACTACAGTGAAGTTCTTCATCAACTCAAGTATCTCGATAAACTTCACGATACCTTTCCTATCACCTTCTTTTACGAAGTCTGATTGATAATAATCACCACAGAATATGATCCGACAATTCTGACCAACTCTAGTAATGATACTATCTAATTCATGGAATGTCAAGTTCTGCATCTCATCCACTATGATAACTGCATCGTTGATTGTAGTTCCACGAATATGTGACGTTGATATAAAATCGACCGTCTTGTTCTCCGAAAGTTTTCGGTATGCTTCCGGATCATCGAATAGTTCCGCGCATATTGATTTGTAGGGTGCGGTATATGCATCCATCTTCTCTTCTAGAGTTCCTGGCAAGAATCCAATCTCTCGGGTAGGTACAATAGACCTACAGATAACTACAGATGAAAACTGGTTACCTTTATCAAGTACAGTCTCTAGTCCAAGATACAGTGCACTAAAAGTTTTACCCGTCCCCGCAGATCCATTCAGTACCAAGTGCGAACCAGACTTGTAGGCAGAGAACACTTGTTCTTGGCCAGTAGTCATTGGATCGACTGTCAAAAGATGATCGATCTTTAACGTTTGTGGTTTTTGCATTAAGTTCTCTATGTTTTGATGTTGTTATCTTTACCCGCACCTTTCTTAATGTTGCCTAGGTGTTCTTGCCAATCGCTACCAGCCATTGTCAATGCGGATTTGACTCCCGATGTTAAACCGGGCGCTTTAGTGAAACATCTATTTAGATGGGGGTTATCTTTTCGGTAGTCATCGTACTCTGATATTTTCATCATGACTTCGATTACTTCGCCGGTCTCATTATCTTTAAATTCATATATTGGCATAATTTATTATTGTTTTCCATACGACACCCCCCGAGTGGGGGGGTGAAGAGATACGGATCACCTTCCTTATTGAGTCGTTAGTTGTTCAACAATGGTTTGATTGAGATACTCTTGTTTCTTTGCTAGTTTATAAACCAAGTTATCTCTTCCTTTCTTCTTCATTCGTTGGATATAATAATCCAATTCCTGACGGTCTCGCTTCAAGCGTTCCAATTGTTTTTCTGACATCAACACCTCGTTTGTTAGTTAAAGGGATGGTTATTTCTGGATCAGTTTTGGAAAGGTCTCCTGTACTAGTTTTTTGGTTAAGTATTTCACTGGTGACTTTTTTGCCACCATCGACAAAACTATCTCTGCATCTTTTGGATGTATTGATTCCAAGAGTCGCATGAATTTGAGTTCGCGTCTAAACGCCTGCATATCTTTGCCTGGCCCACCTTTAACATAATAACCGAATTCTTTATGTAATCGTAGGAGACTAGAAGGGGTTGACTCAGGTCTATTTGGGGTATACGGAGGAGTGCCTTCGGGCAAGATGAACTGAAGAGTATCATCAAAAGTGCCTCGGAGGACATCTGTTAAAGCAGCAACATTCTGATATTTCAACAGAACATCCTTTCTTTTGGTTTTAGTTGTTTGTTTCCCAAACTCTTCGAAGATTTCGAAAATGTCGGGGGTTCTATTGTTGGCCATTATATTTCACCTTTACTATAACTATATAGGGTTTTTTGTGTTTTCACTTAGTATCTATATGTAAAAAAACCCCCGATTTCTCGGGGGTAAAACGGTGGGGGGAACTAAACTATTCATAGGAATCATTACCAATTTACGCTAGTTTAGTCGCAGTCCCACTCGATAATCTTGTAGTTCTTCATTGCATTTTCTTCTGCAAAATCTATTGCTTGTTCTTCAGTCTCAAAGATCATTTCAGGAAGAAACTCTCCGTCTTCTTCCAAGTAGTAAACATAGTCGCTCATAATATCTCCTTAGTAGTACCAGCTGTTGTAGTGAGTGTCTTCCGCAGTAGTAGGACGAGCACAAGAATGAGAAGAAGTCTTGAAGCCACCGTAGTTGTCGATTCGTTTCTTCATCTCTTCACCAACGAAAGAGTTGGGAACCGCACGAACGTTTTGACACATCATTCCTTCACTACCTTCAACAACTGCGGTGGCAACCTCACGGACAATGACAGTTTTCGCTGTAGGTTTCGCAACGACTTGGTAACAATCAACTTGAGTCTGTTCGTAACCCCAAGAGTCAACGAACAAGTCACCGACCTTAACGTTGTTGGCAAATTCTACTGCCTTTACTTTGCGTTCTTCTTTCGCTTTGGCACGGTATTCGATAGTGGCAAGACGGTCATCAATGAACTCTTGTTGCGCTTCGTACATACGTTCAATAGTACGGTAACGAACGTGGTACTCATTCTTGAAACCAAGACGAGCACGAGGAGCAACACGGTCACACTTGGCAATCAAACGTTCTTCGTCAATTGTAAGAACAAGGTCGTGTTTCGCAAACAATTCAATCATTTCATTTTTCATAATATAGTCTCTTCAAAGTAAAAACAACGGGGACACTCCCCAACCAACAAAGACATTATCTCATAACTAAAACAATAATGCAACACTTTTTTTAACTTTTTTTAGAACATTTTGTTATTGAACCCACACGTGGTTATAACGTTTTGGCATATCGTCACAGGAGTATAGGTCACCCTCTGCATAGTTCAGAACTTTGACGCACTCGCCAGTAGAATTACTGAAGTGCACATCTGGTTGATCCAGAACACTATCCACGTAATTAACTGCGACACCCAGAACTATCGCTCCAACCAATCCAGCCACTACCGCTTCTACTTTATCTTTAATAGTCAACATTATACAATCACCTCAACTCGATTATCAAACTCGGTTATACTCATCTCGAATGGAACCATCATCTCTGTCCCCATTCTGTCTATATCGTAACTCTCAGAACCACTACGAGAGTCTTTAACGAAGACCTTATAACCCTCACACAAGTATACCTGACGACCATCCATATCTGCATACATTGGGCCTTTCTCGATTACACGACCGATTAGGTATGAATCATCACGACCTTCCATTGGTTGGAAATCAAACGCTTTAATCACGTCACCAACATTTGCTACATTCTCAAATTTCAACATTATATTGCACCTCTGATTTCATTTATACGGTTAACCATTCTCTTGTACTCTGAATTGTAGTACGTCTCGTTGTAACACTCCTCAGCATCAATCAACATAGCGAGGTCATTCCAAAGGATGGCGAGTTCGGTATTCAACATTTCATTACTCATAATATTTACCTTATAGATATTGGAGGGCAAGGATACTCACTACCACTATAATTGTCAACTGAAATAAAAATCTACCTACTTGTCTCAACATGATTGACTCTCTCAACTCAATTTGTACAAGTATTATCTCATAATCATAACAAGAAGTCAACACTTATTTACATTTATTTCATGAATAGTGGGTATAACTATGGTCGATTGTGCCAAGGTTCTATTTGATGTCCGGATTGGACTAGTGTCTTGGGGAGGTGTTTTGCGTGGATCTTACATCCAATAAACGCATTGTAGTAGTCATCCCGTAACAGAACGTCACGGTCGAATTGTTCTTTGGCTTCAAGGTAGGAACACTCACCTTTGGTTTTGCATAGGTGTAGTATCTCTCGGTAGTATGCTTCACCACCTTTCTTTTCTACCAGTAATTTGAGTTCTTCGGATGACCCATAGTAGTCCATCCAATCAGATTGTTTGGTAACCTTGCGTTTCCGTTTCTGACCTTTTAATGGTGGTAGTCTGCGAGTAGACCAGAAGAACTTCTTACCGACATATTTCTTTCCGGTATCACGTTCTGTAATAAGATAGACGAACCCAACATATTCGCTGAGTTCGTCTTCGGTAGGATTATATTCTGTATTCTTGATGTGCCACATTGTCTTATATAACTGCCATTAAGGGGTCTAATGACTTATATATAAGACACTTAACTTATGATGGTATTGTCTACATTCAGATATATCTGATTGGGGGTATACGAAACATCAACAGATATATATGTACAAAGAACTACACGATCACCCACCATTGCATTACGCGCTCCTGGCCCATTCACCGAAATAACACCCGAACCCTTGGGTGCAAGTATTATGTAAGTAGTCCAACGTTTTCCGTTAGATGCGTTATAGATATCGATTTGTTCATACTCCTGCATCCCTGCGGCAACAACCAAATCTTCATCAATAGCAACGGAACCGTCATACCATAACTCACAGTCAGTGACGGTTCCCATATGCAATTTGGATTTTAGAAAGGTAGAAATCAATCTTCTTCAACCCCTTCGATCTGTTCCAATTCCGCATCTTCACCACACATAGGACAGTGTTGTGGTCTATCGTCAACGTAGTGTACTATGATAGTACTTTCTATGTCACATATAGGACAGATGTTTTCATATCTCAATTTCATGCAGCGCACCCCTCGCCGTCTAGACCACAGACCTGTGGTTCTTCTTCCCAATCCCAATCACCATCCATACCATTCACAGAGTATTCGGTAACACGTTTCTCAAAGAAGTTGTCATGTGATGCACCGTTCAGTACCCAGTCTAACCAAGGGAGTGGATTATCCTTGACCTTGAAGTTAGGCTTCATACCAAGTTGCAACAAACGTCTGTCTGCGATATGACGGATATATGCTTTAACATCCGCTTCAGTCAATCCTTCGATGGTACCGGACTTATATGCAAGTTTGATGAATCTATCTTCCAACTTAACAGCATTCTTTGCCATCTCGTATACTTTAGACTTCAGTTCATCGTTTACTACACGTGGATGTTCCTCACAGAACTCACGGAACAACTTCGCATTACCTTGTACGTGCATAGTCTCATCACGGATAGACCATTCAACGATGGTGCCCATACCTTTCATCTTACCGAAACGTTGGAAGTTCAACAACATTACGAAGGATGCGAATAGACTCATACCTTCATTGAATACAGACTGTGCAAGTACAAGTGCAAGACCTGTGTGAGAGTTGATGTTACCCTCTTTCATGAAGTCAATCTTATCTGCCATCTCTTTGTATTCCATAAAGGCAGAGTGTTCTTCGTCTGGCAGACCCAGAGTATCATTCAACAATGCATACGCACGTTGGTGTACACCTTCGCGGTTTGCAAAGGATGACAACATGTTACGGATCTCATTGTTCTTAAACTTAGGGATCAACAGTTCGTGATAGTTCTCGCCTACCTGCACATCCGACTGAGTGAACAATCGTAGTACCTGAGTGATGAACTCTTTCTCTTGTTCGGTGAGTTTGGTTCTCCAGTCTTGGATATCTTCGGAAAGTTCTGCCTCGTCCTCAACCCAGTGAATCTCTTCGTGTTTCTTTGTCAGTTCTACAGCCCATGGGTATTGGAAGGGTTTGTACGTTTTGGAAAAATCTAGTAGTGCCATTTTTATTCCTGTAATATTGGTAGTATATATGGTGTTAATGTTTTTGCTATAAGTTCATTACCCAAGTCAGACGGGTGAACACAAATTGATATATCAGGATATTCACTAGGGTCTGATCTAACTATATGTTTTACTCTGTGTATCCTTTGAGGTAACCACATTGGTTTGTCATCTATTTCTTCTAACCACTCACCTATAATTATATCAAGTAAAGTATTAGAAGGGTGTTCTGGTTCTATCCAACAGTCTTTTATTTTACCGTGAATATAATTAATGTCTCGGGGTCTCTTCTGAAAAGTTCTTTTCCTTTCGAAAAGAGTATTGTCGAAACTATTGGTCATTATAACAGGCACATCATAGTCTTGGCAAATCATTCTCACCGAATGGTATGATATTTCTGACTGCAATCGTAGTGTAGATATATTTCGATACTCTTCAAGTTCAAGTCTTTCTTTCTCGAATTTTCTTGTTCCGCCAACTATATAGTCTGGATAATCAAAGTCCATGTACTTGTCATTATTTTTTATATACTCATGATTCAATTCCATAGACCTATCGATCCCTGACCAAACCACCAAGATCGATGTGTTGGTCATATCATTCGACTGTATATATCTGAATATTTTGTTTGCGATAGATGTGTTACCAGCCCCTCTCCTTCCGCAGTTGACAACTTCTATACCAAGTTCCCTTTCTAAAAAGTGACACATATTGAAACGTGTCACTTCTGCTTCTGGATAGGCTCTATAACCTTCTACGAAACTATCTCCAAATACTACTAACCTTCGCAAGCTCTACACTCACTATCTTCTTGTGCTGGTGCGTCCGCATTACCCAAGAACAACATTAGTTCTTCGTAACCACCGACATAGTTGCCTTGGATATAGATCTGTGGAACAGTCTTAACACTACGACCAGTCACTTCAGCCGCAGACTTACCAATTTCTTTCAAATCGATATAGTCATAATTAATACCGCGTAAGGTCAATTCTTCCTTTGCAAGTTCACAGAACGGACAGTTGGGAATACCATATACTATACTACGACTATCTTCTTGTAATGCAACACGTTCTACCTTCTCCGATACATTCTCTGCACGAGACTTTGCCTCGGTGCGTAGATAGTATAGACCTTTAAGACCTTCCTTCCACGCCTTGAGATGTACCTTATTCACGTATGATTTAGGTGCACCGGCAGGGAAGAATACGTTCACCGACTGACCTTGACAGATATACTTCTGTCTATCAGCTGCGTGTTGTACTACCCAGTTCTGATCTAACTCTTGTGCGGTCTTAAATATAGACTTCTCACCTTCGGTCAAAAACGGAAGATGTTGTACCGAACCTTTATTGGTGATAATAGAAGTCCAGTTCGATTCATTGTTCTGACCCTTCTCGGTAAGTAGTCGATCAAGGTATTTGTTCTTAACCAAGAAACTACCCGCACGAGTACGATGTGTATATGCACATGCCTTCAATGGTTCGATAGAAGGACTTGTACTCAAAATAACACCAGATGATGCATTAGGTGCAATCGCAATCAAGTGACTGTTACGTCTACCCGAACCAATACCATCAGGATACTCGCCACGTTCTAGGGCCAGTTTCTGTGTTTCTGCGACTGCCTGTATATTAATGTGTGAGAATACAACATCATTCATTTCACGTGCTTTATCAGACTCCCATGCAACTCCATGTTTCTGGAGAAGTGAATGGAAACCCATCGCACCCAAACCAATAGATCGTTCACGTTGTGCACTGTATCTCGCACGACTGATCGAGTCTGGTGCATTCTCTACAAAGTATTCTAGGACGTTATCGAGCATTCGCACGATATCACCCACAATGTTAGTATCTTTCCAGTCATCAAAGTATTCAAGATTCAAAGACGACAAACAACATACCGCAGTACGATCTGCGTTTGTAGGAAGGTGAATCTCATTACACAAGTTCGAACCATTGATCTTGAGACCCAAGTCTTTCAGTGGTTGCGGTAGATCACGGTTTGCAGTATCGATAAAGTTCAAGTACGGTTCACCTGTACGGAATCGAGTCTCTAGGATACGTTCCCATAACTTACGTGCATTGATCGATTCTTTAACCCCATTATCTTTTGGATCACGTAGATCGAACTGACTGTTCGACTTAACTGCTTCCATGAACTCATCGGTGATATTAATTGCATTATGAAGGTTCAATGCTTTACGCTGTACATCACCTGTAGGGATACGCATGTTCAGGAACTCGATGATATCAGGGTGCGAAACATCCATATATGCAGCATAAGATCCTTTGCGTGTTTTACCTTGACGGTACGCAATCATGTCAGCATCTACGGTATGTATGAATGGCATAGGGCCAGGCGCAACGTCAGACACGGTACGGACATCCGACCAATGACCCCCTACACCACCCCCCATGACCGACAACCAACGCAGTTCTGCGGTGTGTTCGATCAATCCTTCTAGGGTATCTGGTACATAGGTAAGGAAACAAGAGATAGGCATTGCCTTTGATTTCTTACCAACAACAGGTGCGTTAGATAAAACGGGAGACGCATACATAAACCACTTGTTACTAACATAACCATAAAGTCTTTCTGCAAGGTCTTCGTCCATTTCTTCTTTGTATATTGACCAAGCCTTCGCTGCACGTAAAAAACCTTCTTGTGGACTCTTCTCACCATCTTGTAAGTAAAAGTCCTTCAACATACCAATCGCATAATCTTCTAATAAAGCGTCTTTCTTCTTATCTATTCTCATTTATTCTCTGCCACCGCTGTAATCGTAAAATGGTTCATCTTCAACAAACTCGTAATCCTCAATGATATATTGTTTACCTGTATCTATAAAGGTATCTATCATCTGATATAATCGTTCATCCTGTTCTTTCTGCGTCAGTAAACCCTCCCACATGAAGTGGTTTATTAAAGACGCGGTGTAATTTTTGACTATAAATCTGTCGGGGTGAAGGTATTTATCATCGGTACCTTCTAAAGATACGTAGATTATCTTATTTTTTTCGAGACCAGCCAGTCCCAAATTGTCTTGTAGGATATGTAGGTCAGACAGATCTTCGTCTCCCTGAAAGACAGAGACACTGACCCCTTTACGTTCAAACGTTTTCATGATATATTCCTTAATGTATAGGGGTAATTATAACAGAGTGGGGGTGGGGTGTCAAGAAGTTTTGTTGATCTTTCCCATCAATCGCTTGAGGATAGCAATTTGATCTTTACGTTTACGTTTCTTGTCGTACTTCTTACGGACGATGACAGTATCGGAATCGTCTCCGGTACCAACTACAGAAGATGTGGTTGTGTCTTCGCTAAATTTATTGAACGTTTTCATCGGTAGTTCCTGTTCTTTGTAGTAACATAGCTGTTGTCATCCTATCATTTATTTCCGCTTGGGGATTCTTGATCAGTTGGTTATTATCAAATTGTAATGTTGCCGCTATCCGATACGGATGATGGGAACTTGTATGGACATGATTTACTAATGCTCGAATGTGTCGAAAGAGGTTAACATCATCTATTAAGATCCACTCAATCTCGGCCTTATTACATAAGTCATAGTCGTTCATTATACCTTCTATACTATGATCCCCATCAATATATACCATATCATAATTTTCACCTATGATATTATCCGGAGTTAGATGGTGTGAATCTTTTATACCAAACTTAAACCTTTCTCCGAATATGGATTTTAATTTCTGAGCGCATGGTCGAGTATAGTTGTGTCTACCCAAGTCAAGAGAATGTACTACTGTTTCGGGGAGTACTTCCAGAAAACAAAATGCGGAATGTCCCGCATTAAATCCTATCTCTAGTATTTTTTTGGGTGCAATAGTATCAAAGATAGAGGTGAACGCTTCTACGGTAATATCCGTCAATAACATATGACCTTCCCTCACCTTCAAGTTGGGGAAGTGTTCATCGAACTTATCTTGTATACTCATTTAGTAATTTCCGCAGTAGTAATATAGACCTTCTGACTAGATTTCAAGTGCACGGCTTCGTAAACTTGTAACCCCAATAGTTCATCAAAAGGATGAGTTTCTACGATTCTGATTTGATCACCCTTCTTCACAATCTCTTCACACTTAGTGGTGATTGATTCATTCTTCATTTTGTATATGCCAGGCGATAGTTCATTGCCTTCTAACATAAACCACTTAGTTTCTTCGGCGAGACAGTCCAGAACATCAATACCAGTCTCAGCATGAATCTTGTTTAAGTTCTTGTCAGAGAGTTCACCATGTTCTTTGATGAGTGCGAGTGCCGCACCATAACGTGCAACCACGGACTGACCGCCCGGTGCTTTTGCCATGATTCGTTTTAGATTGAAAACAAGTCTATGGAATGGTGTATAGTGCGAACGATAGGCATCCCGATCATCCGTAGAGTTCAGGTTGAAGTCTTTGTTCTTGTTACCATCTGCATCAATGATACCCGCCTTGAATGCTTCTGTCTTGTCAAACGGTGTGACTAACAGTTTCAAGAAACGTATCGTGTATACGAGGTCTGCTGCTGATTTTAATATTCCCATGAGTCTATTTATACCTTAAATTTCTTTGTCATTGTTACATCTTCAAAATAATTTTGAGGGTGTGTCTCTCTCAATTTCACTAACATCTCCTGCGAATACTTGGTTGCTACACTGAAGTTAAACGCAATAATTGTCTTGTTATCATCATGGGTCTTTGGGGGTGAACGATGTAGATAACCAGAAGGGAAAATCAACAAATCACCTTCTTCTACTTTCGCATTAAAGACTTCACCTTCAAAATTCATGAGTTCGGTTTCTTCACCTTCTGGAAGGTCTATGTAGTATATACCAATCCATTGACACCCAAAATGATTATGCCAATTATCATAGTCACCCTTAGTCATTTGATGGAACCACATAACATCAACGAAAATCTGATAGTTTAACCCAGTGTCGGATCTGACTGCAACGTCCCTAGAAAATTTGTGTAGTAGAGGGGCTGCACCCTCCCAAAAAATAGTTTTATATTTTTGATTATAATCTGGATCTATGGGTGGAACTTTCCAATCAACATATCCAGTCTTATTATTTTTGTCAAACCAACTGGCATAACTCCTACGCATTTGAAATTCAGGATAGTTTATATTGAGAGATTTTGGATGATTGTATCCATCATAATGAGAAGATGCTTGTTTCTGAGATTGATCTCCCTTCGGAAAATTTTCAATCAATATACGCAATTTCTCATTCAGTCTTTCATAGTTCTCAGGTTTATATGTCCAGTAATGTATCATCTTCGTATCCAAAGTTCACCCTGTTTAGTAGTCAATAGAACAGGAATTTTTTTCCCTATACTTACGAAAATCTCCTCTGCGAGATTATCGAGTAACTGTTTCTTTTTATCATGTTGAATTTCTGGTGGTAGAGTTTTATCCAAAGAATGTAAAATCAAAATACCATCTCGTATCCTTGGAAGAATTTGACTTTGATTTGGTCTATAATCATCTGTAAGGTTTTCTGTAATATAGGAACAAAAGAAATCATCACATATTTTAGGTTTGTTATTCCAGATAGAACATCCAGTGTCACATAGTTTATTACAAGTCTGCCACGCACCAAAGTTTATATCATATTTATCGGCTTCATTATGTGTGTCATATTCTTTCCACTCACCTGTAAATCCAAGAACTTCACAGCAAGCATGACAATCACCACACTTAGATTCTGCGGGGGATATCATATCTTTCTCAGTTTTTCAACCACCACTGGATCAAGACCTATACCAGTGAGGTCAGTATTGATGTCTATGGCCTTCAGGAATATTAGAAATGGTTTGAGTGCATTCCAGTGTGGGGGATCAATCTTGAGTGCAAGCATCTCAATACCAGACTCAAATCCCCAACAGTTAAAGATGACTATCAAATGATTCAGTACTAGTCTCTCGGATAACTCACCCGAAACTTCGTACTTGTTTAACAATCGTTTAACATACTTGAATCTTTTAATATCATTAAAGAACTCTTCACTATCGATACAAGTCGGATTGTAATAGTTCTTCGCTGCGTATATTGTAAATGTTTTATGTGTAAGTATCATCTATAAACTCTGGTAAAGACATATAAGGTTGGGGTGATTCATTTCTTTCTTCGAGAATATTTATCTTATCGATAAGTGGTCTCATCCATTCCCAACAATTTTTTCTGATCTTTGTTACCGATTGGTCATTTTCAGTTGTCATATATGTGGGGTAACGATTTTCTTTTCTACGAACCACATTATATTTTCCGTCAAGAGCCATTTTCTTCACCTTCAAAAACTGTAGAGTGTCTTCTCCAATTGTCAGTTCTTTATCGAAATGAATTTCTTTAGCGATATTTCTAGAATAGAAAACCATTCTAGTCATATATTCTTTAACCTCAGAAAATTTGTTCATGACATGGTTGAACTCAACTCTATCAACAGACCATTTGTGTGATGTCGGCGCATCCATATGTCCCCTTGTCATAAAATGCCATAGGAGAGTTTCATAAACTTGGGTTGCATATTGAGGATTCGATTTGTCACAGGGATATGTCAACTCGGTCAGTTTAATATCTTCTTTGGTTAACTTAGTTAAATCTTCACACAATTTTAGAATGTAGTCCGTATCTAATCCAGTAGTTATTCTTGGTTGTCGATAGTGAACTATCATATCGGGAGGAGTTGGGTGTTGTGATACTGACTTATATAATCTATATCCAAGAGGAGTAATAAAATCATCACCGTCTATCTGAACCATATAATCATTGTCACTTTCCAGAAATAACTTGATCACAGAATTCTTGCCGGTGGCAGGAGTGCCATCAGAAGGGGTTATATAATATTCGAGATCGTTTTCTATACAGTGTTCTTCTGCGTAGTCACGGTAGTTGTCATCGCGAGTATTGATGACAACTACCAGATCTTCAGAATGTATAATTTCACTATTGCGTATGAGACTCTCTAAAGAATTAGAGGTTAGCAAATAGAATTTCATGATATACCTTATATATTATTTAAGCATCAATCGTTCTAGTAAGGTCTTCTTAGTAGCTCGTTTACTTACTTCGACACCGGATTGTTCTGCGATTGCTTGCAGTTCAGTCTTAGTCATGTCTTCGAGAGACTTGTTGTTCGCGGGCGCTTCCTGAAGTAATTGTGGTTCTTCAACAACAACTTCTTCAGTTACCAACGAAACACTATTGTATTCGTCAATCTGATCTTGGGTGAAACGTTTTGATACAAACAACTCACCGGTCTTGGGGTCAGCCCAACCACGAAGGGTTGGGACTGCGTTCTTACACCATTTAGGACATTGCATAATTACTCTCCGTTATTCCGGTGCTTTACCAGAAAGGATTTGACGGATGACTTCGTACTCTTTCATCTCTTTTTTCACAGTACGTTCTTTAGGTTCTTCGATCTTCTCTAACTCATCGTGGGGAATCTTATCCACTTTGTGTTTTGCCTTGAACTCTTTACCCTTGGGTGATTCTTTTGAATCAATCTCTTCGGGTGGAGTTGCACCTTTCTTCTGATTGACAGCTTCTTCAACCTTAGACCACATTTCAATGAATGCTTCACGGGTGTTTACTCGGTTGACAGATTCGATCTTAGAGATCTCTGCGGTAGCATCAGAAGTCTTAGGGTTGGTATCAGTCGCCTTCTTCTTCTTAATTGGTGTCTTTGCGTCACCTTCACCGTCCGATTCTACTTCTTCGGCATCATCATCTTCTTTTTCGGCTTCGGTTTCACCTTCGTCTGCATCACCATCTTTCTTGGGTGGCATTTTCTTCTTAGGTTCTTCCTCTTCGTCCTTCTCTTCCTTCACGCCCTTGGCAGGTTTCTTACCACCGTCAATCGCGTCATCAGTTGCAGCACGTTTCTTGTGAAGATACTCGTCAGAAGAATCAACATCTCCATCGTTATCGATGTCCTTATCCTTACGATCTTTGAACTCTTTATCGTTCGCTTTATCGTCTACTGGATCAAGTTTCTTTTTTGCTTCGGAGACCATTGACAAATATGCCTCCATTGTACCCTTTAGTTCATTTGACATTTTTAGTCTCCGTTTTAGAACCACATCATTTTAACGATGGCGCCAATTATTGCAGCGACACCGACAAATGATAGTCTGTTGATGATACTCACGGTGTGAGCATTTTCGTTTACTTTAGTTTCAATAGAATCCAATTTCTGAGAAAATCGATTCATACGTTCAAAGTGATTTTGATTTTCTCTTTCCATAGAAAGGATCTTTTCCTCGGTACGTGCGAGACTAATCATAGCTTCGGCAAGTTTATCGATTTTAAGTTCAATTCTGTCTAATCGATGATTAGATGTATCGTTATTGGGCATCATGGATTCCATTTGATCTATTGGTGTATTTATACTAATTGTCAACTTTAGATCCCCCGCGCCACTGATAACAAGACCAATATCTTGCTTTCCATTTTGGGCCAGGGTTTGCACAGTTGTGTCTTGCTCTAAATGACTTTCTTCGGTTGGGGTCATCCCGTTTGATTGACATATTGGGATCACCGAACCTAACTACAACAACCTTACCTGCTTCGTTCTTAACGTATACCTTGAACTTCTTGTTAGGGTTCTCGGATGTACGAATAGGGTCATTAAGTTTGACCTTCTTACCTTGGTACTCGGACTCAGTTATTACCAAGTCCTCGAACAAATCGGTACACTCGCAATGTTCATCTATCTCATTGTAGTGGTTAAACTTTTTCATATTAACTCACGTAGAAGTTTAGTTCGTAGGGTTTCTTTGCACTATCACGATTGTAGACTTGAATAGACAAACCTTGACGTACAGGTTTATCATTCTTGGTCAACTTCAAAGTATGACGTGTAGTCTTACCACGGCCAGGTTTACCCTTACCGGTAGTTACTTGATTGAACCAATCGTCTTCAACTACTTCAAATCCTTTCTTCTCTGCTTGTGCTTTTGCGTGTTGAACTGCGGCAGAGTATGTGTCGAAGTAAGTGTCCTTTGCAGAATCTTTACGTGCTTCACGCAAAGCGAAGAATGTCATCTGAACAGATTCCTTCATTGCGGGATAAGTGCCTTTTTTGAGACGGGCAACGACTACGCCACGATCCGATACAATGAAGTCCCCATTAGACGCAAAAGAAGAGGTCAAATCGGGATCCATTTTTCTTCCCACTTTTTTAAGAGCAGTCTTCATCAAGTCGTTGTAATATTTTTTGGATTTCGATTCATCTAGTTTACCTTCTTCGAGGTCTACTGATTCCTTCATATCTTTCATCAGTTTCTTTACGGTCTTGAGGTCAAGTCCAAGTTCCTTAGCAATCTTCTCAGCAGGTACCTTCTCTTGAACCATCAGGTGGAAGTCAGACATCGCACCTTCATCAAGTCCTTCGGTCGCAATCAACTTCCAACCTTGTCGTTTCATCTTGTCAGCAGTCGCACCATCAACCTTACGGGTCATGTTACCTTTCTTGACGGTGTACTTCTCAGCACCTTCCGCAACTTTCTTTGCTTGCGCAGTTGCGATTGCCATCTTCTTGTCCATAGGCATATCGGGTTCGTCTTTCTCAATTGCCTTTGCAATCTCTTCCCGTTTCTTTTTCTCTGCGGGTGTGAGAGTCTTCTCTCTCAATTCTTTAAACGACTTCACTTAGTGTACCTCACCACAAATATAGTGTCCTTGACAGTCTTACCTTTCGGTACACCACGGACAGCATTCTTATCCATATCGAAGTTAATATTGGCAACAGTTTGTTTTGCGAACTTACCATTCTTCAACCAGTGTGCTTTGAAGTCACCATAGTTATCTGACTTAACAGTATACTCGATGTTGGGATTCTTCTTAGACAGGGCAACCATTTTCTTGATACCCTCATCTCCCATATAATATTCGCCTGCTGTTTTAGATGTTCCACCAAGAGTGACTAGTTCGCGTTTCTCTCTGATTTGTTGAAATGTTTTCATGTTATGCTAGATCCTTATCGTGATTTAGGTTGCCTTTCTTCTTCTTGACGATGAACGCATTGACTCTTGCGTGTCCCCACTGTTGTGGGGTAGTGCCTGGACGGTGACCCGTCTTCCATGCAGCAACACCACGGTTATATACTTTCTTCAGTGTATCTACCGAGATACCAGACTTCTTTGACTTAGCTGCAATGCCATCCGATCCTTCTTTAACGTCAAGTGTATCATACACTGAATACCGCCCTTCGGCAAGGTATTTTTTAAAATTAATCATTTAGTTTGCCTATTCTTTTGTCTTGCGCGAGCGAGTCTTGCACGGTCTAGAATACGGTCGTGTTTCTTCTTATCAGTCTCTTTCTCACGTTCAATCTTCTGAGAGGCAGCATCTACAGGATCAGTCGCTTCTTTAACACTCTTCTCATATGCTTTAGCGAGATTCCTAGCATCAACACCGTCATACTGTTTTGCAACCTGTCCAGCATAATAAACAACACCGTGTCTAAGGTTACCACCGGTTTCTTTCTTCTTACGGTCAATGATCTTACTAAGAACATCCAGTGCATGTTGGTATTTTTTAGGACTGAGTTTAGACCCGATCATATCCTTCATCCAACGAGGAGTCATATCTTCCTCGACAGATTCGTACTTAATCATAGGATCAGGTGACTTGAAGTTCTTCTTACGCATTATTGTTTTGTTAACAACTTCGAACTCACCGTTCTTCCAGTTGACCACAACAGGTAGGTTAAGATCTGACTGCATGTCCTTCAGGATTGCCTCAGAGTTACCGTGTTTTTTGATTCTCTTACCCTTGTTGTCAGCCATCTTCTTGAAGAGTGCTTTGATCTCGTCAACAGTGATTGCAGGTTTGTTGCGTTTGTCATTTAGACGATCTGCGAAGTGACGGGTAAATTCGATATCAACATCAAACTTATTAAGTAGACGGTCACCAAACTTCTCTAGGTCATTGATCTCTTTCTGTGATACATCTTCATACATGTCCTTGAACTGCTTGGTGTACTTGGATGGTTTCGTCTTTGCGGTTGCATCGCCTGGAGCGGGTTTGTATGCAGAGTCATCATCGTCTGCTTTCTTACCGTGTTTCTTGAAGTGTGCATCACGTGCAACTTTGGTGGACTTCTTCAGTCCCGAGTGATAACGTGCAGGTTGTGTACCTTTACGATCTTTGATATCTGAGTCTTGTTTCTCTAGTAGTTCTACAGCATCTAACCATTTGCGCAACTTACCGTTATCTGTTTCCACGATAACATAGTTAGCACCCAATACAGATACAGTTCCTATTTCATCGCTTTCTTTGATAACAACAGTGTCACCTACTTTAAACAATTCACCTTGAACATACTGTTCTCTTGTTTCAGAAACAGTTTCCAGTTCAATGTGATTCTTGAATTCAAACTCTTCCTTGAGACCCATTCCCTTCCGAACATCATTGAACAACTTCCGTGTATCTTTATCGGACATTCCTTTCGGTACACCTTGTGCAAATGTAACGAAGTCATTCTTTGCTGCATTCTCACGTTGTTTAGACGCAGACATGCCTTCAACACCAGTCGCATCAGGATCACGTTCACCCGCAGAGACAATGTTGATTTTCTTGAAATTGTAGAAACCATGACGTGCCTTTGTACCGTTGTACTTATTCAACAATACATCGAACTCACGTATACGGTCTGCACCAACAACCATGTTGATCTTAGTATAACCTTGATCGTATAGTTTTACTGCAATATCAAATACGGACTTGACATCCTTATCTAACATTACTTGACGTGCATGTTTAGGAAACATCTTACGTACATGTTTCACTTTATCTGTGTAGGATAGGGGATCTTTCTTGGGATTCTGTGATTGTGAGACATATACTTTATAGTCTGATTTACCAGACTTCTTTGCAAGTACATCCATCACTTTACCGTGACCAATAGTAGGAGGATTCATTCTACCAAAGGTAAAATAAACTTCACGATCTTCTTCGATCAGGTATTGGGTAAAATTCTTAATCGGCACTTTTACCACCCTTCTTACGTTCCATTTCTTTTTTACGTACTTGGGGTAGTAGTTTACGAGATAACTTATCGATAACGTTTTTCTTCTTTTCGAGTCTCTTCTCTATGTCCTGTCTACGTGACAATGAGAGTTCGCCTTTAGGAGTATCTTTGGTAAGTTTCTTGAGTAGGACATTACGTGCAGCCTTTCGTGCACGTTTCTTCAGAGTGTCCATAGAGGCAATCTTACGTTGAGCACGTTTGCGACCCATTGCAATCTTGGCCTTGTTCTTTTTAAACATGCGACCACGTGCAAGACGTTGGGTCATATCCAATGCTTCGTTCTCTACTTCCTCACCAGTGTTTCCGGTAGGAATATCTTTCTTGCGTTTCTTAGCATTGTACGCAAGTTGATCATCACCCGTTTGAGTGTAATCTACAGATGTAAAATCTTTGAATCTAAGCGGTTTCTTTGCCACTTTGTTTTCCTCTGGTTTATCCCATTAATTACGACTAGGTTTGTCCCAGCCTTTTAATATATCGGGTGAAAAGTTGTTGTATGAAAACTCCATACGGTCAACAAGTTTCACTGCGTCACCACCAAGTTTGTCTATTGCCACATAACCTTCTTCACCAGTCACTTTGTAACCAGTTTTGGTTTGAACGAATGTGTCAATTTTCTTTAAACTGTTAAGTTTATTTATAAGTTTTAGTTTCGCAAGTACAATCATTTTCTGCAAATCGAACATCTTTTCTAAAGAATCTAGATTCTTCGGAGAGAAAAACTTTAAGATTTCGTCTCGCTTTTCGACTTGGGCGTTCTTGCCTTTCTCGGTTTTGCGTTTGTCGATTTCTTTTTGGTACTTGTCTTTGATGTACTTGACGAGGGCTTTGGCGTGCTTTTTCGAGTCGCCGGGCGTTTGACCTTTTCGGACGTAGGTGTTGTTGAAGGTTTCGATTGTTTGGGCGAGGGCGGGGTTTCCTTCAAGGGTTCTGAGGGTTGTTCCACTGATCTGGTTAAAAAGTTTACCAGCTTTTGAAAGATATTCATTTACTTGCTCCGTTTCTTTTTCGGTCATTGTTGCATCTACAGATCGCAACATTGCATCTTGTGACCATACGTTTTTAGATTTTTTTAGTTTAGAAACATCTACACCGAAGGATGCTGTCATCGATTCAAATGTTTTACCCTTATATGTAGTGTGCCACACTATACCGATTTTTGCATCGCGTACTTCCTTCGACTGTTCAAATGGTATTGCATATACGATTGTGTTGGGGTGGAAGGTAGTGTACTGTACACCATCAATTTTCTTCGTACCCAGATCACCTCGACCAAATAGGAAGTCTCCTTGGATAACTCCCTTGATACCAAGTTCAGGTAAATACTTCAACGCATCCTTGAGTTTCTCTGCGAGATCACCAGACGTATCTGCTTCAACGTCTTCGGGTGTCTTGTATACCTTGGGGTTCTTATTGAAGATACCTTTCTTTGCAACAAAGAATTTACCATCCGAGGGATCTTGTCCGCAAAAGATAGCAGGTGCACCATCCCACTTGGTGGATAGTCCCGCAGTACCTTTACCGGCAAGCATGTCACGCAATTCACGTAATGCAAATATTGCTTGACGTGTACCATTCACACCCCCGTAGATGACCTTATCTTCGATATG